GTTTTCCAGAAACCGCTTCTTGGATTCGATTTCAGTCAACTGCTCACGTATTTTGCTCAGGTCGTTTGCCAGCGCAAGAACGCCGCCATCAGGCTCGATAAAGGTTCTGGACTCTTGACTCCACATATGTGCGAGGGCTTGTCCGCATGCCTTTGTTCCATCGACCTCTGGCGGGTCTCCACCTGTAATGTGCTTCTCGTACCAGTTTCTGGCATAGCCGACGATGTCGCTCTCCAGCTTCTGGTTCCTTTCAAGCCGATAGCATCGGTATTCGTCTGACAGTGTCGCGAACGCTGCAAGGTCACACCGGTCATCGTTGGTCACGGCCATCTGCCAGACGCATTGGGCGGCGTAGTATGGCGGAACATTGTTGCTTCCGGGCTTGCCCCACTTGTGGTCAAACTTTCGGGTGGACTTGATCTCCAAAAGCCACTTTCCTTCATCTGAAGTCACAAAGTAGTCGGGGCGTGCGTGCATCCACGGCTCTGGACCGAGGATCGGGTCTTCCTCGTATTCGGGTCCTTTCAGGATGCTCACGCTGTTGAGGCGACCGTAGTGCGCGCCGATGGCGGGCTCCAAGATGTGTCCCCGCTCAGTGGCGAAGGTGGACTTTGATTTTGTCAGCCCGTGCAGCCTGGACCAAACGTCCCATGGCCCCGCCCAAGGCGAGAGACCAAGTATGGCCCCAATGCTGCTGCTTCCGATCGTTTGCTGCTCTGGCATCTGACTTCCTGTGTTGAGAATAAGGTGAGTAGGAAGATACGTCAATACCCTCACCTAAAGCTGGACAAATCTTGTCCGGTACTGTATTTCCATTGTGTGGGGTGATGTTTTGTACATCAGGGTATTCCGAGAGTGTCAGCCTCGTCTGAACACGCGAGCGAAGTTCTGTGAGTGGCTCAATATGCAGCTTGAACCCAAGGGCTTGCACGTTTCCATCCCATATTTGAGAGACTTGGAGAGCGGGGAGAGCGTTCCAGGGCTTCGGTTGGCGGTAGCCATCGAGGATGTGACCGCCGGAAGGGTTACCACTCGTGAGTGGGTTGGACTTTCAAAGCGCCCAAGTAGGCGCACAAAAAGGAGAAAGTGATGTTGAGTAAAGAGGAACTGGCCGAGATTCGGTCCATGATCGGAGTCAAGTCGGCTCAGTGGCAGCGTGTTGGGCCAAAGATGTTGGCGCATATTGATGCTCTTGAGAAGATGCTGGGCTCGTCTGGAACGGTCAAAGCCAAGGTTGGCTTCATGCAGGTTGAAGTCGATCCCGGCAAGGACAAGAAGTTTGGAACGAAGGACGACAAGGTGAAGCTAAGCATCGCCAAGAAGAGCGCCCCCAAGAAGGCTCCAGCCAAGAAGGCTCCAGCCAAGAAGGCTCCAGCCAAGAAGGGCACGTCCAAGAAGAGATAATCAGGCTTCAGCCGGGTCCGATCGCACGGCCCAAACCCATGCGGCGTGTGTTTGGGCCAGAGCAGTCTCGATGTCCAGAAGGAGCTTAATCCTCTGGACATCGGTTGCTGTGCATACCGTGTCGCCCTCTTGATCAAGGACGCGCCAGCCACCATCGTTTTCGATGATGGACCATCCGTCTGGAAGTGCGTCTCTTAGCGATCTCATGTTTGACACCCAATACGAGTGTATAGCTTCAATCGCTTTTTCGCGAGCCCCCTCATTGACCCAATATCGTCAATCAGGTCGATAACAAGAGGAGCCTTTTTCTCTGGGTGTGGCCGCATTACTCGCCCAATCCGCTGCTGTATGCGCCCCATTGCTTTGGTTGGGGTCGTCAATACAACTGTGTCCAATGACGGCAGATCAAGCCCTTCGTCAGCGACCGTTGTTGCGCAGATGACCTGAAGTGCCTGGTTGTTTGCTCTTTCAAGAAGGTCTTCCCTTCGTTTCTTGCTTAGCTTTCCGACAAGTGCCTCAGCCGAATACCCGCGTTGACAAAGCATGTCTGCGAGATGCTCACAGTGAGCGACACGGTCGGAGAGAATCAACACCTGTCGGCCGTTATCAAGGGCCTTGATTACTCGCTCCAAGATGAAATCGTTCCGGTTTGGGCTCTCAGTCATCTTTGTGATCAGCTTTGACCAGTCCACCTGATGGCCCGGCCCCGTCCAGTCGGAGTAAAGCCATTCGACTCTCGGCGGAACAACGTGGCCTTGCTTGGCAAGGTGAGAGTTCGTGATTTCAAAAAGCATCTCTCCAAGATGCCACCAAAGTATGTTGGTTAAGCCGTCTGCCCTGGTCGGTGTCGCGGTGAGCCCCAAACGGAAACGCGCAGACATGGTGAACATCACGGAACAGAACGTAGCGCTTGGAACGTGGTGACACTCATCTACGATGCAGAGCCCGAATTGCTGGCCCCACTTGTACCGATCAACCCAACTCATCCGGTCCAGCGTCTGAAACGTGGCCACAACAACTCGGCCCGAGTCGTCACGCTGCCCGCCGCCATACATGGTGGCTTCGGTCTTGAGAGACCCACGGCACCGCTGAATCCATTGCGTTGCAAGATCCTTGGTGTGGACCAGGACAAGCGCCTTGGTGTTCACTGTAGCCACAGCAGCAAGCCCGATGGCGGTCTTTCCAGAGCCACAAGGGGCAACGATGACTCCCTCGCCACCCGCCTTGGTCCAGGCCCCAAGCGCATCGTCCTGATAGGGGCGAAGCTCAAAGCTGTCTTGTGGTTCCGCCGGCTGTGCTTCTGGAAAGCTGCGGCGGTCCACAACATTGAATCCGTCCTTGCCCAGGTCAACTGATCTCGGGACTGCGAGGCCCCCTCCCCATGGGTGTTCATGCGGGATCATCTGACAGGCAAACAGATGCTTCTCTGGAAGCTGAATCCACTTCCCCTTGTCCCTGAGCCCGAGGGCCTGGTTGTAGGCGGGGTTTGGCAGCTTGTACTGTTGGTTGACTTCTTCTGTTTTGGGGTGCCCTGGTGGTAGATATTGCCCTCCACCAATGACGCAAAGGTTGTTGTTGCTCATTATGTTTCCGTGGTTGTTTTCATCTCATTCATTTCGATTACGTCGGCATCCCTGGTCCATGCATAGACCCTCTCCCCCTTCAGGCGTGCCCTCTTTTTCACGTATCCAAACTCGGCCATGATTGAGGAGATCCGCATTTCAACCGGCCGCCTCATCTGGTGTTTCTCAAGGCTGAGTGCCTCTTCCATAATGCTGCGGGTGGTGATCGTTTCTCCCCACCTTCCAGCCAGCCAGGAATCTAAAATAGGCGCCCATGGGTCATCCTGCCTAAAGGAAAGGCTCGCCGCCTTCCGGCTCTCTTCTTCTTTCTCTTCAAGCCACCATCGCTCGCCTGCTTTGTATTCAATAAGAGCCTCTGCCCACAGTTGGTCTCTGTTTTCCTTGGCCCAATCGAGGTCAATGTTACCCACGACCACCGGCCAGTATCGGCGCGAACCGGTCATGTCGTTGATGAAATTGTGATCGTTGGTGGTGCCAGCGAAGACCACATGGCGTTGAATGGTCACCGCGTGCCTCCCATATGCTGGCCTGTAGTTGTCTTCCTGCGCGCTGATGAAAGCCTTCGTGGCTGAATTTGCTGAGCGCTTGACCGAATCCAACTCGGCCACCTCGTAAATCCATGCCCTTCTGATTTGTGAGTAGGCATTGGCAGAGCCGATGTCCAGCGGTGTGTCGGCAAAGTAGTCGGCGGTTGCAAGGGTACGCAGCAGGCTGCTCTTCTTTGCGCCTTGCGGGCCTACCAGGATGAGTACAGAGTCGGCCTTGCAGCCTGGTTTGAAGGCGCGCGCAATCGCTTGAACCAACCACCTGTGGCCCATCTCCTGATTTAGTTCCGAGTCTTCGCACCCCGTGGCCTTTATGAGCCATTCATCTATCCGGGTCTTTCCGTCCCATTCGATAGACTCAAGCCATTCGCGTAGAGGGTGCTTCCCGTTCTCCTCCCCGATGAGCCTGGAAATGTTTGCAACGGAATCGTTGCTGTACTTTAGGTCATAGGCCCGGTCGAGCCACAGGGCGATTCTGGTATCGTCGGTGTCTTTGTAGTCTCGGTCACCAAGCGTCAGGGCTCCAGTGAACTGGTTCTCCCAGATTTTGTTCTTCCATCTACGGTCTCGTCGAAGGATCTTGTACAGGTTGTTTCGTGTTTGCTTTGGCCCGGTTGGTTGCCCGTTCTTATCTACGCCCATGGATAGAAATGGAAGAATGTGCGGGTCTGGAAGGTTCTCGTCAATCGTGTCGTCGTTGTTGACGTTTTCTTTTTGCCTGGACAAAAAAAGCAGGTTCTTCAGCGATGTCTTTCCACTGCACAGCGTTTCATCCAGGTCTTTCATTTCTTCCTCTTTGAACCGAGGGGGACTCGGTAGACTTCATAGTCTGTCAGCTTGTCACAGATGAGCGCGGCGTACTCATCGCCTTGATCGTCTGGGTCTGTTGCTATGAAGACCTTTGTTGATGTGGGGATCTTGATTTTGTTGATGGCACCGAAACTACCAGACGTGCCAGCGATCACCGCAAGCTCCATCTTTTCAACGATGGCCTGCGTGGTCGCCCGAAGAAAGTCGGTGAAGCCTTCGCAGATGAGCAGTCCGTCATTGTTGGCGCTTGCCTGGCCGCGCATCATTTTGAGCCCGAGCTTGTTTGCCATGAACAATGACTTTGCTTCATGTCCACGGGGCCATCGGGTTTTTGGGGTGCTTTTGGCTGTTGACACGCTTCGGCCATGGATGCTTGCGAATGTGCCATCTACTTCAAATGCTGGCGTTACCAGCCGGTAGTCTTTCGCCCAGGTTGATGGCCACCATGCAGGGTGCTTGAACTCATCGATGATTGGGGCGACCCTGACGATTCCAGACTTGTCGATCAGTTGTGGCGAGAAGCGTCGAGACAGCAGCCATTCGTTCAGACTGTCAGACCATGCTGGCGCCATCTCTACGCCATAAGCAACTGTGAACGTGGACTTCCATAGGGTGGTGAGGCTTTTCCTTGGTGGGCGGCTTGGCCCATCTTCATTGTTCTTGGCCTTCTTCAGTTGAACGACGTTGCCGTCTTGATCCTGATTGCCAGAATGTGACTGAAGAGAGTCTAATGGTGTCGACTCCTCGTGCTTTGGCCCCTTTTCACAGAATCCCTGGTCTGCAAAATATGCCCGAATCGATGCAACGGTTCCCTTGTCGAGGTCCCGCAAGGGCTTCTGTCCAACGCAATAGGCAGCAAGGTCAACCGTGTCTCCTTTGACGTGACACTGGTGGCACTTCCATGCGGTGCCCTCTGTGTTGGTGCCGATGGGGCCGCGCTTGTCACTGCTTCCCCTCGCTTCAGAGCCACATATGGGGCACGGAGAAAGAGACCGGCCCACCTTTTGCGAGAGTCCAAACGCCTCTCCTACTGATAATACTGATGCTGTTTTGGCGTCCTGAATCCACACTGTTTCTGCTCCTGGTCGTGTTGAGCCCCGAGCTTCCAGGTAAGGGCCACACCAGCAAAAACTGGGGGCCCGACCAGGAACCCATTTCTCTTATCGAGATGCCAAAGTGATCAGCTTCAGCGGGCTTTTGGAAAATAGCGGGTTTGCTACCGAGGTTCAAACGGTTCATCGAACTCGTCGGATGACTTTTGAATGCTGTAGTACAGCCGCAAGTCCGGTGTCACCGTCATGACAAGCCGAATACCGGTTTCGATGTAGACCCGATTTGCATAGACCGACATGGCCTCAAGGGTTGGGGGCGGCTTCTTGTGATTCGCCATCGCCCACAGATGAGAGTAGCTGGTCCCAATCAATCTTGAGATGGGCCTCAACTTCCCTCCGAGGCAGTCCACGAGCCCCTTCAGTACCGGGTAGGTGTCAACTCGTAGATCGTTTCGGTCTCCCCTGTCGGGGCCTTTTCGTTTGGGGGATGTCCGCCCTTCTGCCTCTTTCATTTGTTCCTCTGATCTGTTGCTGGTTCTACGTTATTTAGAAACGCGATCACCCAACCTTCCCTCTCCCTCTGTTGGGTGACCGCGTCTCATGGCATTACTTTGCCGCGTCTTCGTCGCCTTCCTCGGACTCAAGAGCGTTGTCCACGGTCAGCATCGGTTGCCGAATGGCCTTGATGCCACCATCTGAGTGTGGAACGAACTTGATTGTCCCTTCCTTCTCGATTGGCGGCAGCTTCGAGAACAGGTCCCGCTCTACCAAAGCCAGGGCATCGCCTACGCCGCTTGCGACGATCAAGTCTGCCTCGGCGTCCCTACCCATGTTGATGGCGTCAGTGATGGCGTCGGCCAACAGCTTGACGGTTGTTGGTCCAGTGAAACCAGCGCGCTTCACAAAGAGCGCCACGGCCACTTTCCATGGAATGCGGCTGGTGCCTTTGGCTGGCTTTGGCTTTGCTCCTCGAACCAGCCTTCCGCTGACCTGCACCAAGAGGTTCACATCAGCCTCGCTCTCGTTGTCGATTTGCTTTCTGGCAGACGCAGCCTCCTTGGTGGGGATGCTCTTGAGGAGTGCCAGGATTTCTTCAGGTGTGAGATCCATTTTCTGGTCCTTTCTGTTTTTGGTTGTGGGTTTGGTTGTTTCTCTATCTATACCTATAGGGCATGCCCAACCTTGTCAAGCATAAAAGGTCGGTCAGGCAGGGAACCACCGGTATTTGCGCTTCCCTTCCAACATTATTCGGCATGGCTCAAGGCCAAGGCGGCGCAAAACAGTGGCTACCTTCATCTCGGTTGCTCTCCGTTTCCTGCCGTAGTTTTCTCCGTCTACGCTTTTGGCTACGGACTCGGTGGTGATTGAAAGGTTGTCGTCGCCGGGCTCATGTTCGGACAGCCATCTCCTCACGGATTCAATGTACTCATCCGAGATTTCAATCTCCGACCTCTTGCGTGGCGCCTTCGGTATAGACG